CGACAGCTTCGGCAAGGCGGAAGAGTTCGCACGTTTTAAAGATTTTGAAGATGCGGATGATTGCAACAATTTTGATGACTTCATTAATATAGGAACTTAATAAAATGAAAATTAGATTAACTGAAATTAGTAATAATAAAAAAGTTGGGCATATTCCGGTAACTACAACCGAACGCGCCAGCTGTCCGGATAGTTGCAAATTAAAAAATATTTGCTACGCGCAAAAAGGTAAAACGCGCATGATATGGGAAGAAGTAGAAAGCGGAATAAATACCCGTTGGCAGACTGAGTTTGAAAATAATTGGCTTGCGATCATGAAAAAAATTGCGCGCTTTCCTACGGGTCAACTATGGCGTCACAATCAGGCGGGTGACTTACCGAACCGCGGGGCGGATAATGAAACAATTGATCCCGTAAAGCTTGGGCAATTGGTAAAAGCTAACTACAAAAAAAACGGCTATACTTACACACACAAACCCGCCACCCCCCAAAATATTGCGCTTATATCGTTCGCGAACGAAAACGGTTTTACTATTAACCTAAGCGCGAACGATCCGGCGCACGCGGATCAATTGGCGCGTCACAAGTTGCCCATTGCGGTTGTCGTGGGTGATAAACCTATAAAGAAAACCCCGGGCGGCTTGCCCGTTGCAATGTGCCCGGCGCAAGATAAAAAGAAAAGTATTACATGCGCCGTGTGTAAACTATGCGCGAACCCTAACCGCCGGGCGGTTGTTGGTTTTTTAAAAGACTAACCCGCGCCCCCATACACTAGCCCCAAGCCCCCGCGATTGTCGGGGGCTTTTTTTTTGGGTCGGGCTTTCGGGATCGGGTCGGGATCGGGTCGGGCTTTCGGGTCGGGGCTATAACTTCAATAGCATGACAATAATAATATAATAACAATACATATATATTACACGTGGCCCAGGTGCTAACAATCTAAAAATTTTGCATGTTTCACGTGAAACATTGCTTGTTGCTTAAATGTCACATGATACAATTAATTTAAAAATAATGCATTTAATAGTTGCATCATATGATTTAATCTGATACTAATATATATATTAGAGACAAGCAATAACGCTAAACTCTAACAACTAAGGAGACTAAAATGAAAGAAGAGATTATTAAAAAGTTAAACTTTATGAACATGCTTTACGGCGCAGGTCGTAAAGAGATGTTCGAAGAGCAATGGGCAGAGTTAAGTAAATTAATTAATGCATTGCCAGCACCAGCTTTTACTTTAGTAACTGAGATGGGTGGAGAACTTGGTACTGAGCCTTTAACTCTTGAAGCTCTTATAACTAAGTTCAATTATAAGGTTGAGAACTTTGGACGCATGGATAGTAGAGAGGATAAAGTTTTCCTTTCTGAGAAAGACGCTTTGGATTTCATTGCCGATGGTGGTGGTGAAGAGCTTTAACATTAACAAGGGGCTGGCTTATACCCAGCCCCCAACTAAGGTAAATAAAAATGACTAACAACCCAGCAAAAAGACTAAGCGAAATTGAACAGCTACAAAAAGAACTAAAAGAAGAGGCTAATGAAATTAAAGACTTTCTTCGTAAACTTGCCAAGGGTCACACCGAAATGTTTGACTATGGCTGGAAGCAAAAGATTTTAGTCCAAGCCCAAAGAAAAGCACCTACTATTTTAGTTCGTAAGCAAGTTGATTACGCTTTAGAAGTTGCACGTATTAAACCAATCTCGGCTCAACTTCGTAATAAATGCTATGACAAAGGAGCAATTCCAAAACCCACAGTAAAATTAATCGCCTCTTAATCGGGTCGGGACGGGTCATAATCGACCCGTCAGCCCCCGCTACCCCTTAGGTACTTAAGTAGTAAGGCAAAAAGATAACGGCTGTAATCGGCTCTCACAGCGGGTTACAGGCCCCGGCTTCTCTTAGCGAGCGGAGCGAGCTAGTGTGTTGCACATACGATTTGATATATATTTTAATTTAGGTATAATACCTCCATGTTCAATGCACCGGAAGAAGTGATACGTGAAGTCTTAGCGTTAGAGCAAGCTAAGAATAACTTGGTAATAAGAGCCAAAGCGCAAAATGACTTTATGGCCTTCGTTAAACACGTGTATGAGGGTTTTATTGAAGGTGATCATCATAAGAAGGTAGCCAAACAATTTGAAAAGTTGGCCGCGAACCCTGGTTCACGAATCATTGTCAATATGCCACCACGACATACGAAGTCTGAGTTTGCCAGTTATTTGTTACCGGCATGGTTAATAGGTAAGAATCCTACCCTAAAAATTATACAAACTACACATACGGCGGAACTGGCTGTACGTTTTGGAAGAAAGGTAAGGAATCTTATGGAGCTTGATTTATATAAAGCTATTTTTCCTGACGTGGAGTTGCGTGTAGATTCCAAGGCCGCGGGCCGTTGGGAAACGGAACAGGGCGGTGAATATTATGCAGCGGGTGTAGGGGGTGCGATCACGGGTCGTGGTGCGGATTTATTGATTATTGATGATCCGCATTCGGAACAAGATGCGTTGTCGGAAACGGCGATGGAGAGTGCGTATGAATGGTATACCTCTGGACCGAGACAAAGGTTACAACCTGGGGGATCTATTGTGGTGGTTATGACCCGGTGGTCATTGAAAGATTTAACAGGGAAATTGATTAAGGCACAGGGGTCCGATGTCATGTCGGATCAATGGGATATGATAGAGTTCCCTGCTATTTTACCGAGCGACAATATATTGTGGCCGGAGTTCTGGAAGAAGGAAGAATTGCTCAAGGTCAAGGCATCACTGTCCTTGGCTAAATGGAATGCGCAGTGGCAACAGAATCCGACGGCGGAAGAGGGTGCGATTATTAAGAAGGAATGGTGGAATGTATGGGAAAGTGAAAGAGTGCCACCGGTCAGTTATATTATGCAGAGTTATGACACGGCCTTCTCGAAAAAAGAAACGGCGGATTATTCAGCGATTACGACCTGGGGAATATTTCAACCCGAGGAGGGGGGTCCAGACCATATAATTTTATTAGATGCGCGAAAAGGAAGGTGGGATTTTCCAGAGTTGAAGAGTGTGGCGAAAGAGGAATATAAGTATTGGGATCCGGATATGGTAATTATTGAGGCGAAGGCTAGTGGTACACCGCTCACGGACGAATTACGAACGATGGGAATTCCTGTAATTAATTATACGCCTAGTAAGGGACGGGATAAACACACAAGGATGCATATGGTAGCTCCTATTTTTGAGAGTGGCATGGTGTGGGCACCGGATAAAAAATTTTCAGAAGATGTCATTGAGGAGTGTGTAGCGTTTCCAAATGGTGACAACGACGATTATTGTGATAGTATGTCCATGGCACTTATAAGATATCGTAAGGGAGGATTTATAAAACTTGACAGCGACCCCGAAGATGAGGAACCTATGTACCGAATACAAGCTCGTCAATTTTATTAGGGAGAAAAATAATGGAATGGATTAAAGGCAGAATGAAAGAACCTTCAACTTACGCTGGCGTAGGAGTGGGTGTAATAGGCATTGGCATTGTAGTCGATGAGCCTATATGTATTTTTGTAGGTATTGCTGCGGCGGTACTATCTTTCATATTGAAGGAGAAAGGAATACTCTAATATGGCATTGCCATTAATAGGAGGATTGTTAAGTTCGGTTGGCGATATTGCTGGTACTTGGGTCAAGGGCAAGATGGAAGAGAAGAAAGCCCAAACTGAGATCAAGGTAGCAAAAGCCAAAGCCGAGGCTACAGTTTATGAGAAGCAGGCCACTGGTGAACTGGACATGGAGAAATCTCTCACGGAACAAATGGGAGGTTCATGGAAAGATGAAGCGTGGACTATCTTTTTTATTGCAGTGTTGGCGGGATGTTTTTTACCGTGGACACAAGATGCGGTTAAAGAGGGATTCGTTTTTTTAGATGAAAGTACACCAGATTGGTTTGCTAACTGTATATATATTAGTATTAGTGCTTCTTTTGGCTATCGTGTTGGAAAAGCCGGTATGGGAATGATAGGAACAATGAAGAATGGGAATAAAGTTCCGACAGCAGCAAAAAAAGTTTCTAAAAAGGTTACAAAGGAAGAATAAACTATGGCAGTACCAGTAATAGCAGGAGTAGCGGCACTAACAAAAGTAGCAGCAAAACCAACAATAAAATTAGCTAAAAAATTAGCTAAAAAATATGACAAGTCTAGTTCTGTGACAAAGGCTGCATCTCTAAGTGGAGGCACAGGTGCTGTACTACTTAATCCTCTAGCTAAAAAAAAGAAAGATAATAAGAAAAAGAAACCTAGAGGCGTAAGTTCAAAAGGATATGGCAAGACTAATAAAGATGGTAATTCAGGATTTAAAGGACATTTTTAACAAGGAAGAATAAACTATGGCGCAGGAAAACGGACGACTACCACCATCACAGATAGACTCAGCGATGCCTGGAGCTGGCGTGCCTTTAGGAGAAGAAGGCGAAGAAATAGAAATTGAGCAAGAAGAGATTGAGACACCAGACTTTGACGAAAGTATGGTCGAAGTACAAGAAGACGGTTCCGTCAATATAAATTTTGAAGAAGCAGCAGCTGCAGAGTTAGAACAGGAATTTGATTTTAATTTAGCAGAAACAATGGATGAAAACACTTTGATGGAGATTTCCACAGAGCTGTTAGGTTTATACGAAGAAGATAAAGAAAGTCGTCAAGACTGGGAAAATTCTTACGCTGAGGGACTCAAGTTATTAGGATTAAAATACGAAGAGCGTGATGAACCTTTCCGTGGATCTAGTGGTGTTACCCATCCGGTGATAGCGGAAGCGGTTACACAATTCCAGGCGCAAGCGTATAAAGAATTATTACCGGCTACAGGGCCTGTAAGAGGACAAATTATAGGAGCGACAAGCACTCAAGTAGAATCGCAAGCGCAACGTGTACAAGATTTTATGAATTATCAAATTATGAACGTTATGGAAGAGTACGATCCTGAGTTAGATCGACTGTTATTCTATTTACCATTGGCAGGAAGTGCCTTCAAGAAGGTATATTTTGATGACACTTTAGATAGAGCGGTATCCCGTTTTATACCCGCCGATGATTTAGTGGTTCCATACAACGCCACCGATTTATTTTCTGCAGCAAGAGTAACGCATGTTGTACGTATGTTAGAAAACGAAGTGAAAAAATTACAAGCGGGAGGATTTTATAGAGACATACCGCTAAAACCTTATGAAGAAGATGATGAGTTAAGAGACAAAGAAAGAGAATTATCAGGAATATCAAAAACATCCGTGGACAGTGATTGTACATTATTGGAATTTCATACCAATTTAGATTTAGAAGGTTATGAGCATGTAGATCCATTTGCTAATGAACCTACTGGTATTAAACTTCCGTACATTATTACTATAGATTTGGAAAGTGGAAAAATCTTATCTATCCGTCGCAATTGGAAAGAGGGCGACGAGTTGTATAGAAAGCAACAATATTTTTCACACTACAAATTTTTACCGGGATTAGGTTTTTATGGTTTAGGATTATTACATATGATAGGTGGCCTTGGACGATCAGCCACCTCCATTCTTCGTCAGCTCATTGATGCCGGTACATTAGCCAATCTTCCTGCTGGTTTTAAAGCAAGAGGGATCCGAATTCGTGAGCCTGACGAGCCCCTGTCTCCTGGCGAATTCCGTGATATCGATGTTCCAGGCGGAGCATTAAAGGACAGCATTCTTCCTCTTCCTTATAAAGAACCTAGCCAGACATTGATGCAACTCTTAGGA